AACTCGGTGCTCCACTTGTATCAACTGGTGGCGGTATTCCTTTAGGTTCTCAGGTAACTGGTTCTGTGGGTGCAGGTGGAATTATTACAACACCAACTACAACGTCAGATACTCCACAGGGGTCGTTTACAATTGATGTAGAAAATGCTTCCGCAGTTGAGATTGGTTCTGCTGTCGATAGAGGTGATGCTACTGCGGCTTTCGTTACACAAGTTGTAGGAAATACATTAACAATTGACACTGCGACAACTAGAGAATTGATTGGTAATAATGTTACGTACACAGGACTAACAGGAGCAAATGATAGTTCAATTGGTAACGGTGCTACATTTGATGTAACAAGAACAACTGGCGTATACAATGTTACTATTGCCGACACTGGTCAAGATTATCAAATAGGTGACAACATTGTAATTAGCGGTGGTCAAGTTGGCGGAGCAGACGGAATAAATGATATACGTATTATTATTGAAACTGTTGATACTGGAGGCGAAGTTTTAACATTCACTTTCTCAGGTGACGGCTTTGATGGCAACGGAACATTCTTTACACAGAGCGGAGAATTACAAGGCGGTACAGGTACTGGTGGTAATTTTGATGTTACATATACAAACAATGTATACACAGCAACAATTTCATCTCCAGATACATCCTCTGGTTACACAATCGGTGACGTATTAAGAATTGACGGTTTCGAACTAGGTGGTACTTCTGTAACTAACGATCTTACAATGACAGTTGACGCCATTGGTGTTGGTGGATCTATTACTAGTGTTGTAAGTTCAGGTACAGCAGTTGACGCAGATGTTTCTTATCCTTCGCCGACACGTACATCAAATACAGTTGCAGGTGTTGATGCAGACTTTAACATTCAACGAATTGGAACTTCGTATTTTGTTACTATAACAAATGGTGGTTCAGGTTATTTGGCCGCTGAGACATTTACAGTACTTGGCTCAGAATTAGGTGGTACCGATGGTATTAACAATGCTACTGTTACTATTACATCAGTTGGTGTAAGTGGTGATATTACTGGCGCTTCAGTTGCTGGTACTGCGGCTAACACCAAAGCATATCCGGTAATCACTACAGCACAACGAGTTGTTGGTAATGGAGCAGAATTTACAGTTGATTTGGCAAACGGGACATATACATTAACATTAGAGTCAGCAGGACAAAACTATGGCGTTGACCAAGAACTTATTATTAGAGGTACAAATCTTGGAGGTGCAAGTCCTACTAATGACGTAACTATTACAGTTACAGCAGTACAAGCCGACGGCGGAATTACTACATATACATTTGCTGGCACAGGTGCAACAGGTAGTGGAAGTTATAATGCAGTCATTGGACAAAATGACTCTAACGCAGGATCTAATGCAGTATTTGACATAACACGAAGTGGTGGAAACTATACATTAGTGATAGCAACTGATGAAGGTAGTGGATATAAAGTAGGTGATAGAATTATTATCCCTGGAGACGAACTTGGAGGCGCAACACCTACAAACGATTTAACATTGCGTTGTACACTTGAGTCAACTGAAGGAAATTTTGTTGGTATTAGTGCTAGTGGTACAGCAGTTTCAGGCGACACTTTAGACCTTTATAGTTCTGTAACAATGTCAGAAGAAACTACTTCAACTATTGCACAGTCAACTGTTATTACGTACAGTGCATTAGCAAGTATTAGAATTACATTTAATACACCACACGGACTTGTTCCTGGTGATTCGTTTGCTGTTACAGTAGGATCAGACGACGGATCAAATAACCATGCACTTGCGGCTGGACCTTTTAGTGCAACAGCAGTTCCGAGTTTAACAACTTTAGAATATCAATGTAGATCGCCAGGCTTTATTGATACTGGTACAAACAACGATACTCCTATCATTGGTAACGTTTATCCAAGACCAGATTCGTTCTTTATTCACAGACCATATGACGGTGGTGTACAGTTAGGAACGGGAGGACCGCAACACGGTGCTCAAGCAATTCGTCAGAGTAAAAAATACATTCGTTACCAATCAGGTAAGGGTATTATGTATACCACTGGTGCTCTATTTGCACCAAGTTACAATATTCTTAATATTACCTCTGACGGTACAGTTCCCGGTTCTACTATTACTGTTACTACAGATGAAACAGAACACGGTTTACAAGTTGGCGGTATAATTAAAATTATTGGTGTTGACACATTAGGATACAATGGAACATATACTGTTACAGATGTTAATGACGAAAACGAATTTGAAGTAATTGCACACACTACACTAGGATCAACTAATCCAGAACTAAGTTCAGAGTGTCAAGTATCATTAAGCAAGTTCCATGGTGCAACTGTGCGTTCAGGCGCATTTGATGATCAAAATGGTATCTTCTTTGAATATGATGGTACACAATTTAGTGCTGTACAAAGAACTGCTACATTGCAGTTAGCAGGTGTTGTGGATATCGAAGTAGATGCAAACACTGTTACAGGTAGTGGAACAAGATTTAGAGAACAATTAAAAGCAGGCGACAGAATTGTGCTTAAAGGTATGACACACGTTGTAACAAATGTTGTTAATAATACTACTATGTATGTTGCACCTGACTTCCGTGGTGTTACAGATGTTAGAGCAAGTAAGATTTGTTTGGTTAGAGACAAGAAAACAGAACAAAAGAACTTTAACAAAGACCGAGGTGACGGTACTGGACCAAGCGGATACAACATTGACATCAGTAAGATGCAGATGGTTGGTATTCAGTATTCATGGTATGGTGCTGGTTTTATTGACTATATGCTACGTGGTTCAAATGGTGAGTTTGTATTCATGCACAGAATGAGAAACTCAAACGTAAACACAGAAGCATTTATGCGTACAGGTAATATGCCGGTGCGTTATGAAATTACCAATGAAGGACCAAGTGGCAAACTATCACAAGATATGGATGATTCACAGCAATTTATTCCATTGCAAGAGGCTAGTTTCTTCCCACCAGATGGTGGCGTTGTTTACATTGATGGTGAAATGATTAGATTTACTGGTATAAGTGGTAAAAACTTAACTGGTTGTACTAGAGCCGCAACAATGACTAACTTTGCATCAGGTGCTACAAGAACATATTCCGGTGGTGGAGCAGAAGCACATACAAGAAACACAGGAGTTGTGTTAATTAGTAACACTGCTTCTCCAAATATTTCACACTGGGGTTCTGCATTTATTACAGATGGTGGTTTTGACAGTGATAGAGGATACTTATTCTCATACAAATCAACCGGAGTTCAAGTTACTACAACAAGAACAACATCATTCTTGCTTAGACTAGCGCCATCAGTGTCCAACGCACTAGTTGGAGACTTAGGTGAACGTGAACTTCTAAACAGAGCACAGTTACTACTTGAAGGTCTTGAGATTACAACAGACCAACCTACAACAGGGGACACGGGCGGTATTGTTATTGAAGGTATTTTGAATCCACAGAACTATCCACTTAACCCATCAGACGTTGGTTGGCAGGGGCTATCAGGACTTGCACAAGGTGGACAGCCAAGTTTTGCACAGGTAGCACCAGGTGGTTCTACTAACTGGAACTCAGGTGACATTCCGACTACTGCTGACGTTACTACCCAAGCACCAATTACTGCAAGTATCACAGGTGTTGATAGAGGATATAGAAGCAATAACGATTACTGGGATAATGCTGTAAGAACAGGAAGAAACTTCTTCTGGATTCAAGAGTCATTTTATTCTGCTAACACAGATTTATTCCAAACTGGTATTGAAATTGATTCTCCAACATACTTCCCTGCAGGAACTACTATTACACAGATTGGTTCATGGACAACTTCTTCTGCTTCTTCTGGAACAATTAGACCAATCTATCTAAGTTCAAATGGGTTACAAAACGTTACTAGTGGAAATGTTAACTTAACATTTAAGAGAACATTTAAAGATGCACCTACTAACAACATCTTCTTTAATAAGACTAGTTTTGAAAATGCTGGTGTAGCACAAGGTACAAACGTAAGTGACACTAGATTCCCAGCAGGAACACAGGTAACGTCATTAACTTTAGAAAGTTATAACAGTACTGAATATTACAGTGTTGTGTTTAACCAAACTTCAGACAACAGTGCTATTACTGCAGGTACTACAACTATTGAATTTGAATTTGTGCAACCACCGTTTGCTCAACCAGGTGAAACAATCTTCTCATTCATTGCACAACCTGGAGAGCGTTCAACACTAGACTTGTCGTTCATTAAAGAATTGACCAACACTACACTAGGTGGTAGAGGTACATTCCCGAACGGGCCAGACGTACTAGCAATTAACGTGTATAAGACGTCAGGCGCGGGTATTACCAGTAATATTGTACTACGTTGGTCGGAAGCACAGGCTTAATCTAAAGTCGGCGGTGGATTATTTTTCTTTATAACGTCTTTTTGACTGTCACCTGGTATAATGCGGTAGTTATCTTCAACACTATCAGGTGTACTTACTTCACTAATAGAACTATTAGGCTCTAATGCTATAAGTTGGTGTGGTTGTAATGGAGGATTATGCCAAGTGTCGCCAGGAGCAAGTTCTTTTGTATATAAAACAGCATCTTTTGTATCAATCCATTTAACTTCAAAGCGTCCACTGTTAACAAACCACGTTTCGTCCTTCTCTTTATGAAAATGCATGGAAAATTTTGAGCCTGCTTTTTCAAATACCATAATTTTACCACAGTACTTGTCGTTGGTTGCCCAGATTAACTCGTAACCCCAGCCTTTTTCTACTTTACCTTCAAGTCGACTCATTTTTTACTCCATTTATCTCTAAATTTTTTATATGCACCTCGAAATTTACTTTGAAATATCATATTACTGATAAAACTTGCTTCATATTTTTCTTTATCTTCGTCTTGTACCGAAAAATTCATGTCTGCAAGTTTAATTGGCACATACATTGCTAAAGGTGTACCTTTTTCTATCAAAAATTCACCTTCTTTTTTAATTAGTAGTTGTTGATTAACCTGATGGCTCCATTCGGTATGTGTTACACCGGGCATACACTCAAAAATTTCATTAAAATCATAAAACATTGGTAATTGCATCATTGCCCAACCTGGACTTGTGCGTACACGCCAAGGGCAATCTGTTTTTGCAACACATAAAAACTGATTTTTTACATTTTCTGGTAAATGATTTCTAAATTGCTCACCATAATGTAAACTCATGGTAAAATCTTCATTACTTGAATGCCATGCAAAGTTATCTTTATCAACTTTTATGTGAAAATCACACCACATAGTAACTACATAGGCATTTTTAAAATAATCTACAAAGCCAGGACAATTTTTTAGTGTACCTTTGTCAGTGTAATTGTCCTCTTGTAAAAATTGAGGCATATTTTTAAACCAGTTAGGTAAAAATTTAGTGGCTGGTTGTATTGGTTCTACTTTTGATAACCCCGGAACTACACTCCACCACTCAACTTTACAATTATTTTTATTTTGACTCATGTATCCATTCTTCCGGTCTGATAAAGGAATGATCGATGTGTGATAGAGTATTTTTCATATCAGCACAAGTGTATTCTTGATATTGACCACGTAAATTCTCAGGCATAGGAATTTGTACAATTTTTGCATTGTATTTTTTAGCCACTGCTTCAGCAATACTCTTAAAAGAACGTGCTACACCAGTGCCTACGTTAAAAATACCACTTTCATCAACCTCTAACATCTTTTCGTGAATTAAGCAAACGTCTTGTACGCTAATGAAGTCACGAAGATAGTTTTCACTGTTTTCAAAAAGTAAAATTTCGCCTGTTTCTTTGGCTTGTTTTGTAAATTTAGTTACTGGACTGGCTTGATTAGCCTTGTGACCTTCACCGTGACCGTAAACATTAAAATATCTAAATCCCTGGATGCTGATTTTAAAATCGTTTTTAAATTCGTTAATCCATCTATCGATCAAATACTTGCTCCAAGCATACGGACTCTGAGGGAAACATTTTGAATCCTCACAAAATCCGTCATAACCAGGACCGTATACACTTGCTGAACTAGCATATTGTATGCTGGTACCCATCATATCACAGATTTCAATTAGTTTCATTGTAAATTCATAGTTTTGCTTTAATACTTTTTCTACATCATGTTCAGTAGTACTTGAAATAGCACCTAAATGGATAACACGATCGTATAATGAAGCATCCGGGTACTTGTTTTCTTGCCATTCCCAACCTTCTACATCGTGCCCTTTATACTTTAGGTATGAAGCAAGATTACTTCCAATAAAACCTTTGTTTCCTGTTACTAAAATTTTCATTCTTTTATTTTCTCTATAATGCTTGTTGTCGAACTACCTTCAACTGTTGGAAAAATTTCAACAGGATACAGTTCATGACCGACAACTGTTTCAATTGTATAATCTCCGCCTTTAATAATCAAGTCCGGATTTACTCGTTTTAGTGTTTCGAGTGGCGTGTCTTCGTCAAATATAATAACTTCATCAACCCATGGTAACAACTCGAGGTTGATTTTACGTTGCAGTTGATTATTAATAGGACGGTTTTCACCTTTTAGTCGTTTTGTACTGTTATCACTGTTAATACCAACAATTAATTTTTTACCTTTTGACTTGGCAAATTTTAATAGTTGAAAATGTCCTTCATGTAATAGGTCAAATACTCCATTAGTCCAAACAACTTTAGGTTTCAAATCATCTTTTGTTATTACTGCAACACCTCTATGTTCAACAGTGCGTGCCGCGGCATAGCAAGCCATTTGACAACTATCAAAAATTGACATTCCTTGCTCTAACCCATAAGCAATAACAGCAAGAACAGTATCACCTGCACCGGTAACATCTGCAACTTCGTGTACAGGTTCTTGAAAATGTTTATATTTTAAATCATCAGCCAAAACATGAATACCTCGAGGACCATCTGTTACTACAAAGTACTTCCACCCGTATTCTTTCATTTTTAAAAGTGCAGTTTCTTTTTTAAATTCGCCAAACCAATCCTTATACTCTTTCATGTTAGGTTTAACAAGATATGCACCTTTATAAAACTCGGGTGTTTGTTTGGGATCAACTAAAACTTTCTCAGTTTTTCTTAAAATATTACTAATTGTGTCTTTTTGAATAGTTCCTTTATTGTAATCACTAACACAAACAATATCACTGCTAGTTAATGAACTGTTAAGTTTTTCAAAAGCACCAAATCCGTTATATTTTTCTTCTCTGTCCCATCTTAAAATATGCTGTCCACCCTGACCAACTAGTCTTGTTTTTGTTGTAGTTGGATAATTTTCTACTGATGTGTTAACTTCTAAATTAGTATCTTTTAAAAGTTCTAAAATTTTGTATCCTTCTTTGTCAGCACCAATAAAACCATATAAGCCTACTTCTCCGTTTATAGAAGAAATGTTTAATGCTAGATTTCCAGCACCACCGATACTGTATTTTTGTTCTGTTTCTCGTAAAACTGGAATAGGGGCTTCAGGACTTACTCTATCTGCTACTCCGTGAATCCAGCGATCTAACATAATATCGCCAAAAACTTTAATCATATTAATTCTCTAACAAATCAATTAAATCAAAGACTGTTTTTAATTTGGTTTGGTTTGTTTTGTTTTGAAGGGTATTGCGTAATCCTTGATGCAATGGTTTAGGCCATTTATTAAATGATGCCCAAGCATAACCGTCGTGTTCTTTATTTAGACTAGGAAGAAACTCTTGTTTAACAACCACCAAATAGGTATGAAAGTTAAACTGCTCATCTGTGCTTACAAAAGTTTCTAAAGGTATTGTTTTAAGGATTTTTGGAGTATCACCAACTTCTTCTTTGATTTCTCTTTTAAGAGCAACAATAGGAGTTTCGTCAGCCGTACCAGTACCGCCTACAAGGCCCCAAACATTATTTTGTTTGCTTTGAGTCCTGTGTAAGAATAAGAATCTTTTGGTATCTAGTGCATAAAATAATGCACCACTGCACGAAATCTTCTGGCTCATACTAATAATTAGTTAGAATTCTATGCGCCAAGTTCCGTTTCGATATTCGCCTTCAAAAGAAAGTACCCATTCACTGCCAGTCCATTTATACTGAACTCCGGTGTTTAGATTAGTAGTGTATTTGATTGTGGTTTCTGTACTTGCATCAAACAAGATAACCCATTTTGCGCCATCCCATTCAATAATGTCATTTTCACTTGCAATAAAGTCTGTATTGTCATTGTTTTTCCAAGCAGTAGGACCACTAGCATTACTAGGATCACCAATACTATCTAACAATAATATTCTTATTCCTGCTTGTTTAACACTTGCTGGGTTCCATGTTTTAGGATCAATAATATAATCAATTTTATTTCTATCACCTGTGCTACCTGTAATAACAGTGTCGCTTGGAATAGTATCTTGGTCCCAAGTAATTGCAAGTTTAGTAGGATCATTTGGATTAATAGCAACAGCGCCATTAATACTACTTGATAAATCTGATCTAGTTAATTGTAGTTGACTTAACCCTGGTCTAAATTGTCCAGGCATCGAGTCAATAAATTGTGACCATAGTGTGGAACCTACAACACCTCTGTAAATTAACTGTGCCTCATTTCCTAATACTAATAGTTCGTAATCTTGGTAAGCACTAATAGCAATACTTGAAGCATCTTTCTTAGTAGATTCGGTTCTATTATCAGAAAGTGTATCTGCTTGTGTGACCTGCTCATCATAACTATCAGCGTAGCGTTTGTATTCAGGTGTTGCCTCGCCTAGATCAATAGTACCGTCTTCTTCGTTAAAAATACTCATAATAACACTTGTAATGACACCTAACTTTTTAACCTTAGCAGGAGGAGAAATCCAAATGGGTGTTTTAAATGTTAGTGTGCCTACGTCAATTTCACTTTCTGTACCCATCGGAATACTTCTGCCACTCCAATTAACACTTTCTAAATCTACAACACTTAAACTAGTCCAGTCAACATAGTTGTCTGTAGTTTGTATTTCCAAACTTGGATTAAACAGCATTAAAATTTGTTCCATAATTTGTAATTTTTGATCTGTATTAGTTGACCAAATATCACAATTAACTGTTAATATGTAAGGTGTTGGCATTAGTCTTTCAACAGTAACATTTTTACCTTGTGTGTTTAAATATTCTTGATTATTAGAGTCATATTCTCTTTCTCTAATATGAACTTTACTAACGTGTGTAGCATCTGCTAAACGATCTCTGTCTAATTCTAAACCAGTCATATAGATTGCCATACGTGGCGCACTTGGAACTTTGTTCTCAGAATTATCTCTAAGAATATGACCAACTTGACGGGTGATATCTCCATACATTACAGGAACTTGTTTTAAATCACCGTCGCCGTCTTTATAAGAAAAATTACTCATCATTCTAATTAACTGAGTAATATATCTTCTTATCTGACCGTCATAAAAGTGTTGCATTAGTTATCCGCCTTAGGTCTAAGTACTTTAGACAAACTCTGTCTTTCTTCA